GTTTGTAACGACTAAATCCGTATTAGGATTATCTATTGCAAGTTTATTTGGGTTTGCGTAATCGTATGTTACATCATCTGATGTCCAAGCATAATCATAAACTTGTATATTTGACATTTTACCTTCAAAATGGTCTGACGTTCCTGCACCATCCCACTCTTGCCCGAAGTCAAATACTGACATATTATCCCAAAGAGGATCGCAAGGTGCAGTATCAATAAGACTACCATCAACATAAAATGATAAATTTTGATTGCCACTTCCTTGTCTTCTTGCAACTACAAGCCTGTGCCATTGACCATCGTTATAATTAACTCCTCCACTTAATGGTACAACATTATTATATCCACTTGAATCATCAAAATATATTCCACCTATATTAATTACAGTACCATCAGCTTTAGTATCTGTGCTAGTTCTAGGATTTACACCAATTTTGAAAATATTAGTTGATTGCGTAGTACCTCCTGATGATATTAAAATATTACCGAAAAACCTTTCACTAGTTGATTGTTCAGAATTAAACCATACGGCAAAGGTAAAAGCAGTATTATTACTCAATGTACCTGCAAAACTATTTGCACTTACATAAGTAGTAGAACCATCAAACTCAAGAGCCTTACCTGTAAACAACTCACCTACATTATTGTTACCCGATTTGTCAGGTGTGATTTGTTCATCTCCATCAATGCTGCTCGTTTCAAATCCAAGCCACATCTTTAGATTGGATGTAATTACACTAAATCCTGCACTTATAAAGCTGCTTATTGTATTTTGTATAATGTTTACTAACATAAAGCCCTATTTAAAATAAAGCTACTATATCAGTTGCATCTGTGCCTGTTGCTTTTACATGTGTAACTTGTACAGGTAAAAATGTTCCGTTTGCTATGTTCTTTAATAAGACAGTAGAGCCACCTAAAGTGATAACATTTATATTCCCTCCTGTACCTACAAATAATGCAGCAGGAGAGTTGAAAGATGCTCCTACTATTGCAGTTCCATCGCTTGGTGTTACTGCTAAAGCAGTTGCTGCTTGTCTTACTATTGTATTCTGTGGCATAATCTTGTTTTTTAAGTATATTAATAAATAGTAAACTGCCTATTTTGTTTTAATATAGAGCAAAAAAAACCCTCACATCTCTGCAAGGGTTCTAATATTATATACCAGATCTATGAATCTACAACTGTAATACTACCAAGAGCATCAAATATTGTAGTGGCTCCCTCTTCAATAATTAGAGCTGACCTTTTTTCCCTAGATGTTATCGTCAATGTATAGCCACTCATATCGCCAAGAGCTTTACCCAAAGCAACAGTTCCACCTGTAACAGTAGCACCATTGTAAGCACCTACTAAATAACAATTTCCAAATCCTTTACTTTCAATTATATTATTATCCTCTGTGAAGATTTGAAAGCGACCTTGTGTCAATAAGCGAAGAGCAGAAAGTGCTGCCTTGCTTAAATTTGGTAACATTAATGTAGTTACTTGCTCATAAAATACCGTACCATTGTCCTCAGACACAGTAATAGTTTCAGTATATTCAGAGCTTTGAGGGTTCAAGGCATATTTGAATACATTTGTTGTACCTGCAACGGCAGTTAACTGTCCGTCTGCGTCTACTGTATAAGCTCCAAGTGTATCATGATTAGCAAAATAGACGTTTCTTAAACCACCTACTGCTTCTCTACACTCTAAGCCTCTACCATTTAATAATGCACATGCCATACCTTAACGAATTATGCGTAAAGAACGATGTCTGCACGTGTAGAGTAACCAACACCTGCATTGAACTTCATTACTAGATTAACATTATCTGAACCATCAACCATAGTTTGGTCAAGTAGTTTTACCTCAGTCATATCTCCCTCTAAGTCTGTTGCAAAGAACAAGTTAGATTTACGACCTGCTACCATTACGTTAGCTGCCATACCCGGACACCACTTAATTGGAATACCCTCAAAGTTTGACTCAGTTACACCTGCATGGTATTGGTTTAAGTAACCTAAAGCTGCTTGTGCTGATATGTAATGTTTGAATGCTGCCGTACCCATAAAGATACATAAGTCATCCTGTCCGTAAACTGCATCTGCAATTCCATCTCGAACTTTACCAATCTCAGCAATTACGTTTGCAGCAGTAATACCACCACCAACTGCTGCTACATCTGCACCACCATCGGCAGTAAGTAACGCTTGGAAACCGTCAAACTCTCCACTTGTACCTGCTGCACCTTGCCAAATTGACTTCTCTACTTGCTGCCCTACTAAAGAACCTGCATAAGAGATTAAGTAAGTTGCGAAGTCAGATTGTAAAGTACCATCCAGACCTGCTCTCATGTTTGCACCTGCCCAAGTTGAAAGCCAATCGTTTTTACACAATGCTCTGTTTACTTGTAAACGCTTTGGTGCAAGAGCTTTCTCAACGTAAGTAACATCTCCTGCACTTGTAAAATCACAAGTTGCATCTGCTACTGCTGCTGCTGCTAAATTAAAATTGTTTAGGTTTACTTTAAATGCTACGTTTGGTAACACAGTCAAGTATCCTTTTGCAAGTGTTTCTCCACTTAGTAGAGATGCACTCATAAACCCTGCTGCTGCTTTCCCTGCATACAGTTTAGTATACGAATCTGCCATTTCTTAAATATTTTGGTTTTTATTAATTAAATATTGAACTCTCTCTTGTGGGGATAACTTAGAAAACTCAACCATTGATTTAGTTTCTGATGTCTTTCCCTCTGGACTTGGAGTTATCTCCTCGCCTACTTTCTCGAACTCCTCAACTTTAGCAACTGCTTCTTCTTTTGCAATTTTTAAAGTATTGAACTCTTCTTTAATGCTTGCAAATTCCTGTACTAAATTCTCTAGCACTCCAATCGCTTGCACTAATGCGTCTTTTGTTTCGGTGTTAGTTTCGCTGAGTTCTTCAGTTTTTGAATCCTCAACTACTTCTTCAACAACCTCTTCTTCAGGTATTCCGATACGAGCAATAATTCCCTCTTCCTCTACTACTAGCAAAGTACCATCAGCAAAAACATATTCTCCAACAGGCATTGGTTGACGTTCATCTTCTACAACGATAAACACCTCGTTACCAATATCAAATGAATCAGCACTAATTATAGTACCATCTTCAAGAGTTGCTTCCTCGAATTTTAAATGTTCTTTTGCTTCAGATAATTCAGCAGGTGTAGGTTCGTTTTCGCTTACCACTTCTACCATACCTAAAATTTCTTTGATTTTGTCTAATGCTTCCATTTCTTAGGGTTTGTTTCTATTCTATTAAATAGGGTTAGTTTTTCTTTGTTTTATTTTCGCTATCCTTTATGATTTGTCTGAGCTTACTTAATACATCTTCTTTCTCCATTTTAATACCCTCAGATTCTTTAGTATCAAAATAGCCTTCAATAGAGAAACCTTTAACCTCGCCCTCTTTTATATAGTTACTCCAAACATCTTCGTTCTCAATCTTCATGCAAGCAACCCAAGTTCCAACAGGATAATTGAACCCATGCAATGCAGACTTGTCAATCTTTGAATCTTCAACAATCCAAGTTTCGATTGTGGTAACTCCGTTTACTGCTCTCTCATGTCCTAAAGTTGCTGATTGATGTTTGCTATTAATCATGTAAAGCTCCTCAACTCTGCGTATTGTTTCCTTACTAAAGAAGCAGTTGTACTTTTCGCCCTCTGCATCAACTCTTAATATAGGCATGTCAGGAATCATTACTGCACCCATGACAATGCGTTTCTCATCGTTTAGTGTTGCAAACTTTTGAGGCTTGCCAGATCTAGAGAAATACATAAAGTTTTCTTCTATCGCAGGGTCTTCTACTAAGCTAATAGCAAAGACACCAACATCTGCATCATTCTCGTTAAGCACGAACTCAACTAATTTCATTTTGTCGTATTTCTTTTTTTTACGCTTCTCTTCGTCTTTCTTTTTCATTATAATACAGTTTGAGTTTTAATGTATAAATCTGCTTCTTGTGAATCCGTTACCTCTTGTGAAATTACATAGGCTTGTACAGGAGGAGCATCGTTTCCTTGATTAACTAAATCGTTTAGGTTAGCATTTACAGGAATAGCTTGACCTATTGTATTGCCTATTGGAGATGCGTTTGGTATTGATGCTGATGCACCACCTCCTGAACCTTTGACCTCAGTTTGCATTATGTTTCTAACATTTGCTAAACCTCCTGCAATTACTGCTGCTGCTGAAATAAAACCTAACGCACCACCTTGTGCAAATGCTTTGTTTGCACCTACATAAGTATCAATTATTGCTGATGCAATAGCAAGCTCTTTACTTTCTCCTGCCAATGCACCTAACGCACCTGCAAGTTGAGATGCTGCACTTAGTTGGTCATTTACTGAGTTCTGCCTTAGTATCTTTTTATCTGCTTCAAACTTCTTAGTTATTGCAACTTCATCTGCTCCTGCTTTTCTTGCTAACTGAATTTTAAGATTATACTCTTGAGTAAGTGATTCAAGTTCTTGCTCTCTAGCACTCATTGTTGAAAGCCTGATGTCATTTCTTGCCTCGTCTAATTCTTTCTCAAGAGCTGCTTGGTTAGTTAATTGCTCAGACCTTTGTCCTGCAATCCTTTCTTCAATGTCTAATTGCTCAAGCAATGCTTGTTCATACGCAGTTTGTAATGCAATAGAATCTTTTTGAGTTGATAATTCAAGAGCTGCAATCCTTACTCGTTCATCAACTATTTCTTTCTCTTTAGCAGTTTGCTCTTCTAGTATTCTGCCAAGTTCATCGTTTGCTGCAATACGCTCATCGAATGTTTTACGAACATCATCTCTTATTTGTCTTTGCAACTCTGCATCTAATTGGCTTTGTAGTTGTTGTTTAGCTCTTTGAACCTCTAATAACTCAGCATTCTTTTTTGCGTTTGCCAAAGCAGTACCTGTTGCAGTTGCTGATTCAATAGATATTTCTTTTATACCCTCAGTTGCTACCTTAGTTGCTATTGTAACAACATTACCAATCTCTACAACTGCTTCTGCAAAGTTTGTTGCAACTTGTTCTCCTGCAACAACCACCTCATCTACAACCTCTGTTAAATTAGCTTTTGTTTCAACTATCTTTTCATTTAACAACTTTATTGTTTCAGGGTCTTTATCTCCAAAGAAAGATTTTTCCCAAGCCAACTGAGCTTCCTGTACACCTAAAATAATGCCATAAAAAGCTGCTTTCAAAGGAAATATAGCAATAGTCATTAAACCACTAACAACCTTTTGTAAGCCCTCAAACCCCTCAGAGGATTTACTTACTGCATTAAACACATCAGTAACAACACTTGTGATTTGATTAAATAACACCCCCATTGTTTCAGTTGCAATAGCAACCCCATCAATAACAGTTTGGTTTTGCATCATTATCTCTTTCAAGAAATTGAATGCCTCAATTACAAGACCAATACCCATCGCTTTCATGGCAAGCCCAACACCCTTAAATCCTTTACTAACTTTTTTTAAACCTCCTGCTAGTTTCGAGTTAGATTCCTCTGCTGCTTTACCATTCTCCTTTAGTGATTCCTTAACCTCATCTAAACTTTTTTGCAATGCTTCTACATCAGCAACTAGTTTTAGTTTGTACTCTTCTGCCATATCTCTTTTTTAAATTGTTGCCATGCTTCTTTTATAGATGTTGGATATTTAAAAGCTCCAAACAATACTTTGTTCTCTTCCGTTTCTTTGATTTGGTTAGATGTAACCAACCTTATAACTTCGTTTATCATGGTGCTGCCGTTACTCTTTCTAATATTAATTTTGCTCCTGAAATATATCTTCCTGTATGCCCTGTTACTACTATTATGCTCCAAAAAGTACCTTTAGCTGCATTCTGTCCTGTAAGAGTAACAGTTGAGTTGATTGCAGTTGATGCACCTACCTCTGTACTTGTAGCATCGTCTACATCTGAAACCCTAACTGAGAAAGTTGAAGCAGTATTACCTCCATAAACTACAACAGAATTTACTCTATAACCTAAAGGTAATTGAAACGATGAAATCAAGTCTACCGATGAGCTTGGAGATGTAACGAATTGCCCATATTCAGCCATTACACCACCTGCACCACTACTTGAGTTTGTTTTTGTAAAGTCAGAAGCAGTAAGATACATTTCAGTATCGTAAACTGTACCTATGTTTTCTCCTCTTATTGGTACTGTGCTAGGAAACTCTGTGCGTGTTACCCATTCAGTATTTTCATTTGTTACATCGTAACTTAATACATTGTTTGTCTTTGCTTCCTCGCCTATTCTCCGAACTGTTCCCTCTAGGTATATCTGTGTTGATTCGTTTATTAAAACGCTTGATGCAGTTTGCCCTACTATAACATCTCCACCTGTTGTGTTTACATTTCTTAGACTTGAATAAGATATTGGAGATGGTACAGGTTCTTGAGGCAATAATACTGTATTCCAATAACAAGCATTATCTATAAAAGTAAAGTTGTTTGCCTCGCAACATGATTGTGTTGGAGTAGTTGATGCACCTGCTGAATTTACCCAAGATGTAGTTCCGTTAAAATTTGTTGATGACAATTCTAAATCACAATCAAGAACACTCATTGAATCATCAAATGTACCATCAATTATTTTTATTAGCTCAACCTTTGTACTTTGGTTTTTACCTAAAGCATAAGATGTAATTTTATTTATTCTATAATATGAATTTTGAACAAAGATTTTATCATTGTACTTAAACTGAGCAATGTCTTCTGGTGTTAGATAAAAGTTTGCAGTAAGTATTCTTGCTTCCTCACTATATATATTATTCAAATACTTCCTCCAACACTTTGCATAAGTATCGTTTACAGGTTGTGAATCAACGTAAAATTGTAAATCGTAAGCATATTTAGTTTTGAACCTTATATCTGAATCAGTTGACGCAACATTTACACCACTCATTAAATAATGATTGCAAAAAGGATAAGATGTTTCTGTTGTATATCCTCCTGATGCTTGACTCCAATACCTGTATGGTTGGCAAGACTTTAAACCACTATAAGCAAACAGTCTAGGTTTAATCTCTACAAAAGTAGGTTCTCCATTGTCCCATTTGTATGGCATTGCTATGAGCATGTCATGACCTTGTGGTCTTTTAGTATTCCAAGATGAAAATATTGACTTAACCTCTAAATCTCCCTTTCCAAAATCGCCACTAAAATCCTTAGTATAACTATTGTAAACCTCATCAAATGTATCTTGCCAATAATGATTAAGCCTATCCTCATCCTCTAAATCAAACATGTTAATGCGTTCTTTCCTGAACTCATTTGTTGGCTTTAGCTTTACATCTTTATTTAAGTCTATTTTGTTACTCCAATCCTTACTTGTTCCTGCATCAAAATAATCTTGTGCAGGTTCAATATTTAATTGTCTAGGAATTTCTTTGTCTAGCTCAATTATTAAATTGTACCTAGAGCATATTGCACTAATAAAATCAACTTGCTTTTCAGTTGGTAAAATATTATTGTTAGCAGATAAATCAATAGTAGAACCCTCTTGCGAAACAGGTGCAGCATATAATTCAAAAGTTGAGCCTGTTGAGTTTATTGTTAATGTCTGACTTAGTGAGTTCATTACTATTTGCAAATAAACCTCATCGCCACCTTGTAAAGTTATATCATTTGTTACAATCTCTAGTTGTTGAGTTCCTACAACAGTTGTAAAAGGAGAGTAATCTGTTCCATTCCATTGCCCAAATACCTCAGAAGAAAACGAAGCATCATTTAATTTTTTAACAAATAGCCTTGTAATTGTTTGAGTATTTGATGCAAAAGTATAAGATAGTTTTATTTTAAATTGATGGTTACCTGTTAATGGTACATTGTAGTGTGGTGTTGCTGCACCTGCATCATAATTACCATGCCCATCAAAAAAGTTACTTCCAGAATCAGTATCAAATAAAATTGTCGCAGTAACTGCATCGTCTAAATCTTGGTCTTGTGAAATACCTGCTCTGAAACTATCTTGAAAAGTTGAAGCAACAACTTGCACAGAATTAGCCAAAGTCATGTATTGCTTTGCAAAGAAATCAGTTGCAAAAAAAGTTGAGCTTATACTATAACCTATTGAAGATAATACCTTTTCAAATAGTACCTTTAGGTTTATTGCAGGCTTTAATCTTGCAGAATATAATGCTGCTAATGGTGCGTTTAAAGATGCGTTATCATAATCATAACCATAGTCAGCAATAGGGTAAAGTATCTCCTCTCCTGTTTGCCCTGCTGATGTTGTATATGTTGTATCTCCACTCCATGAATCCTTTACATTTGAAGCAGTAAGTACATGACTAAAATCAGATAAATCTAATTCATTAAGCTGCTTCTCATCTAATGAAGTTGCAATGTTTGATATTACACCAAATACTAGAGCTTCATAATACTTTGTAGAATTGTTTACGTTGAGCAGTTGTAAATAACCACTAAATACAATATTTGAATCTACATAAATATCAGCCTCGCATTTTATAGAACTATTAAAAGAACCATCAACAGAAACAACATCGTAAAAATGACTAAAGAAATCATTGTTCACTTGTGTAAATGGCAATGTAAACGCTTGGGTAAAGTCAGACTTTTGCGATGCCAGATCTTGTATCTCTTTAGCTGAGTAATTACCTTTGATAGATACATCACTTACATCAAGATAATGTAAATCAGTTCCTCCTTGCTCTTTTACAACTAACTGAACCATTATATCATTCTTTTTAAGTTATGTGCGTATTGGAAAGTAAACGAGTATTGTATGAGCTTATCTTTGACTGTGGTCTTGTATTGGAATTGGCTATCGATTAAAATCAAAGGTACAGGTTCTTGCAATACACCATCATCGCCAACCTCAACAGGAGCAATTAATTGTATATCGTTTGACTGCATCATTCCTTTAAAGTAATCGTTGTACGCTTCATCTAAATAGCCTGTATTAACTGTTATCTGCTTTGTTCCGTTTACGCTCTGCACCTTACCTCTTTCAAAGCTATCTATTGAGAATGTTGCTGCATTCCATGAGCCTGCATTCCGTTCGTATTCGATTGACCTAGTCATCGAGATGCTCTCATCTGAATTGTTATTGAAATAGTGATAATCCCAT